TCATGCCGCCCCACCGAGGGTCATCCACAGGTTCTGATCATTGCTCGTAGCGCGAACAATCGACCCCGTGCCCGTGGTGGCGTTGCCCAACTGGGTGGTGTTCGCGTTGTATCCCTGAACACTCACCCCGACGGCCGAGGCGATACGCCCGTCCGCCCTGGCATTCGTGTAGTAAAGGTTCGTCGATCCCTCAGGGACGGCGTCTGTAGATCCAGGCGATGGACTGATCTCCACATACGCCGATCCCGACCAGCGGTAAATCTTCCCCGTGTCCAGCGCCACATAGATCTTTCCTGTGGCTCCAGTGCCCGGGAGGCTGCCTGCGTTGGCATATTCGAGAACATCATCTACGTACGAAGGCAGCAGCGAGGCAGGGATAAGAGCTGAGGAATCCAGTCCGGCGTAACCGTTGGGCTGGTTCTTCTGACTTGTCGCTTGCAACGCCGCCGCCGAGATACGCGCATCGGCGGCAGTGTTGAAATCGGAGATGGTGGACGCGGGTTGCGTGCCGGTGTGGTTCGCCCGGTTCTTCAGGTTGGCGTCAGTGTCGTTCGCGGTCGCATTGTTCGCAATACCAGAGAGTTTCGATTTCTCTGTGGCGGTGTAGTTCTTGTTCGCCGTCCCATCGACCATGTTGTCCTGGGAAAACGCATTTCCTGAAACATTGTTGGGGTCATAGACCGCTTTGGTCATATCACCGGACCCGGTGCCATCTGCACCGGGAGGGCCTTGCACGCCCTGTTCCCCTTGAATGCCTTGCTCGCCCTGTTCCCCTTGAGGGCCGACCAGCGAAGCCAACCACTCAGCCTCAGTGCCGACAAACCCATTGGCGACGGCAACCTCATATGCGGAATCGCCCTCAGGTCCCGCTTCGATCGGGTGGGTTTCCAGGTACTCCCACACCACATTCTGAATCGCGCCCTGCGGGGTTTCTGGAGGCAACCCCGCAGCCAGCGCAATCAAATCCCAAAGGTCGATATCCGTCTCGGGGACGGTGACGGTCCAACGTTTCCCATCGGGGTTCTCCAGAACCACCACCCCAGGATCAATCACCGCGCGGAACAGGCCAGCGGTGACGTTGATGGTGCGGACGCGGGTCGACACCACTTCACCGGTGGCCGATTGGGCGTAGGTCGGTGACCACACCCTCCAGTCGCGGCTGTCCTTCTTCCCGGTTGAGTCGACAACAACCCCAGTAACGAGAGGCATCAGTTCGTCGTTCCCACGATCCAGAACGTGCGGTCGAAGCGGCGGCCCCTTGCGGTTGATGCCCGCACCCGGACGCTACGGTTGACGTTCACCGTGCCGCCGGTGATCCACACCTGCGTCATGGATTTCGTGTCGTCAATGGACCGGTCGCCGTCCATAGTGACCTTGCGCAGCGACCCCGAGGTGGTGTGGTCAACGTGAATCAGGTAGTCATCGTCAGCCAGATGCTCGGACCAATCGATGGTGTAGTCGTTGACGTCGTCGGGGTCTTTCGGCCACACCGGCATCGGCACACCATCGGCGGCGCGCACAAAGTTGCCCGCCACAAGAACATTGGATGGGTTATCAACGGCGGGCACGCGGTAGAAGCGATCCGGGTGCGGCTCAGCCCACCGGTACACACTCCCCCCGAACCCACCCGACCCAGCGCGATGCCGACCAGTCGCACCGAACACCACCGGCGCCGGATCCAGATTCAGCCCGAACGCCCCCCACAATGCCGTCGACACGTTATGAGTGATGGTCGGGGTGACCGTCTCGGCGCCGCGGGTCTCCCCCAACAACAACTGCCCATTACCCGACGGTGACGGCGCGGACGCCACCTTCTCGCCCGTGAAGTTGGTGACCTTCTTCCCCTTACCCACAAGGTGGGCCGTGATCACCCGCGACGCCGGGAGGATAGACGGGACTGTGACGCCAGATGTCGTCACGTTGGTGGACCCCACCGCCGACACCACCGCGGATTGGATGTTGTCCAAATCCAGCGGCTGGGCCTGCGCCCACACCCCCGTGGTGATGAACCGCGACCTGGTATCCAAACCGGTCCCGATACCCGAGTGCGATGCTTCCACCGTTCCGCTGACAGGGTTTTCGACGATCCACCCCATGAGTAGGTTCTTGTCCGACCCGAACAACAAGGGGGTTGCCAGCAGTGGGATGGGGGTTCCGCCGGTCCACGTGCAACTGATGGTGTCCCCGGCGACGGATGGCTCACCGGTCCACCCGTACGCAACGATGCCGTACACGTACGTGCCGAGGTTCGGGTTGACGTTCACCGACACATCAATGTTGTGGCTGGTGAGGTTCCCCGCCAGCAGTTGGGTGCGCTGAGCGACGGCGCTGCGAGTGACTGGCATCAGGACACCCAGTCCGTCACAGTCCACTGGATACGGTCAGACAACGTGAGAAGGTCGCCATTCACAACCAAGATCGGCTGGTTGCCAACCATGTTGATCATCCAGTTACCGGCCGAAAAGGCGTCGTGGATGCTGATGTGGGTGATGGTGACATCGGTGCCCACATCCACAGACACCTCCAAAGGCGCACCAGCGGTGCGCCAATGACCATCAGTGTCACGCTCGAAGAACGCAGCCTGCCGGTCGATCGCGATGATGTTGGACGTACCGCCACTACCCGGGTCAGCAGAGTGGAACTGCACGTACGGCTGATTGACCACGAAAGGGATTCCGGTCAGTGCCGCATCCCACTGCGAATTGATCAGCCAGTTGGAGGGTCCGATAGCCATGGTCAGTTACCTCCAGAGACGAGCTGCCAAGGCAGCGTTGGTTCGGTGTCGAAGCTGAATCCCCCGTCGGGGTGAATGACCGCCCACATCGGGACGCCGCCGCGGCAAACCTTCACCGCTACAGCCCCGTTGGCTTCATTCCGGCGGATAGTTCCCTGCGCGCACCCGGAGTTGGCGAGGTTCTGCGCGGCGAGGATTTCCCGGATCAACTCTGGCGTGGCCTGCTGTGAAGTCATGGAATACAGCCGGTCCACGAACTCATCCGACACCACAACAGACGGTGTGGTGACATCCACGTCAGGGAGCGGTTCAGCTTCCGGTTCGGGTTCGTCAGACAAAGTTTTCGGGTCGAGATTCACTACACCACCCCTAGTTTCGGCCACGACGCAATCTCTGGATTCTGTTCAGCAGTTGTGTAGTAGATGCGTTGGCCGCGCACCCACACGAAGTAGTCGCCGGGTTTGTATACGGTGCCCTGGCTGGTTACCTGGCCCACCAGCTCCTCGGCGACGACAGCGCCGTCCGGGCTGATGCGGAGGCGGCCGAACGTTGGGTCGTCCACTGGCGGATGCAAGTTAATGTCGGTCATGAGCTGATGTCCTCCACCGTGTCCGGCGTAATGCGCATCACCTGGAAGTAGGTATAGGCACCCGATGTCACTCCCATCACCTTCACGCCAGTGGTCACAGGGAAATACTGAAGGGAAAGAACGTCATTGGGTTCGAGTGGAAGGGCAGCGACCACCAAGCCTGATACACCGCTGGTTCCCGCCGCCGTCTGTACCCCGTTCTTGTACAGGCCTGGGTAGCCGGACATATCTGTTGTTTGGGTCACAATTTCGGAGCTAACTAGGTAATTCCCTTTGCGCTTGACCGTCCATGTTCCGGCAGGGCCGTTCCACACCAGATCGTTTGTCGCGTAATCGAATGTGTCGAAGAAGCCGGAAGGAAAGAGATTCCAGTTGCTAGCCGAAGGCATGCTGATCGGGGTGCTCGACGAGCGGAACGCTCGGCCGAGGGACGACAGCATCGCGGGTGGGGTGTTGTCTGCCATGTAGAAGGCGACCAGTGCGCCGGGGGTGGTGTTGAATCTGCCACCGGCTCCGTCGGAGCCGATCACCCACTCTTCCCCGCCGCCTGTCTTCCGGTATCCAGCACCGAGATTCGAGAGTGTCCCGACCTCGTTATGTGTATACACCGGAGATCCGTTAAGCAGTATCTTGTATTGCCTGCTTCCGCCGATGGTCCCAGCGTCCAGGGAGTAGATCGCGCCGGCCCTAAACTTGTGACTTACGGTAATCCACTTTGTCCAGACACCGTTGGCGACAAAGCCGAGGTCGAATGAGTCAATGTCGAAGATGACCATCACGCAGTCCACGTCGGCATAGGTGCCAGACTCAGCGACGCGGGCGCGGATGTAGTTGTACGCGTAGGAGTGAAGATTGCCGAATGGCCCGAAGGTTCGCTTACCAGGCACCGTCGACAACACAACACTCACGCGCTGAAGGTCGGTGATCGTCGTCTTATCCGTGTACGTGTAGTACGCTTTCCGTCCTGCATCCCACGTTCCCGGGGTGAGCTGCGCCCGCCCCGACACGATCCCCAGGGTGTCCGTCCCGGCACCGGAATACCACTGGGAGAACGACGATCCCATCGATGACGCATCAGGCATGTTCGTGAAGTCCACGAACCCCGAATTGCCGCCCTGCGCGTTACCGGAGTTCAACTGCTGCAGGATAGCCACCGCCGCCGCAGTGTCTGCTTGCTGCTGCGCTATCGCCTCCGCCGCAGACTGTGCATCTGAAGCGTCCCAGTCGTACCCGAACAGGCCGGTGAACCCCTGCACCAGTGCGTTGATGGTGCCCTGCACTGCGGGGATGAATCCAGCGGTGATGTCCTTCCACACCTCGATGGGCGTCTGGGACATGTCGATACCGGTGAATGCGGTCAGCGCTTTCTGCGCACCGGAAAATACGTTGGATCCCCAGTCGGCTAACCACCCTGCGCCGTCGAAGTCCTCCCCTGTATCAACCGCGCCCATAGCGACTGCGGTATCAGCCAGGTTGCGTTGCTGAACGAACTTCTGCTGGTCTTCGATCGTCTCCAGCGGCGTCTTGGTGTTCTTAACCGATGAACGCCCAAGAGGACGCCCAACCGCGTCGAGGGTCGACGCCCAATCCTCGCTGTCGTAATCGGTCATGCCGGGATCGTCAACGCGCCGAACAATCCAGTACCGGCCACCGACGAATACGCCGACGACCCGGCTTGCTTCTCAGTGCGGAAGTACACGTTCGCCGGCTGCCCTGCAAGGATCTTCGTCGCCGACGATGTAGTCCCCGCAGGCGGGTAGCCGATCATTGACAGCTTGTCTTTCGTGCCAGCGACACCGTAGGAGCGGCCCACAATCTTGGTGCCCGTCTCCTCATCTAGGTGAGCAACCAAATCCACCCGCAGGTTCGTCGCGCCGCCCGCCGCAACCACTTGCACCTCACCCGACGGGATCACGTACCGGTCGTACGGGGCGGCAGCGATCGGGATAGTGGTCATCGTGAACCCCGCCGTTGTCCCGCTGGGAACGTTGTCCACGGACGCCGGCCAATGCATCGTTGGGACCTTCTGCGGGACCAGCTCGAACGTCTCCAAACCCGCAGCAACAGCAGGGATATAACCCAGCGTCGGGTCACCGTAGTCCTCCGGTGAGATGACCGCCGAACCGGACTCACCCTGCACCCCGCGGTGCAGCACAATGTCCAGCCCATACACCGGACCCGACACATCCGTGGCCTCCGCCAACAAGTTCAGATTGACCGACGCCGGGGTTGGGTCATCAGCATCCAACTCGGTGAAACTCGATATCTCGATGGACGGGGAGAACCCCCGATCACCTTTGGCGAGAATGTTCCCCATCGATGCAACCCCACCCAAAGGTGCGGCCACCGCCAAATACATGCCCGACGCCTGACCATCATCATCAAGCCGGAACCCGATCTCAGCGAGGTTGCAGAACAGCCACCGCACACCATCCCGGTACTCGGTGCGCCAAAGAATCTCTGCCACAAAGCCTCCTGGATTAACCTGACTGCGGAGCAAGGCTGACGACATTTATCGCCGCCATGGCCTCGCTGATATTTCGACGCAACTGAGCAGACGGATGCTCCAACGGTTTCCCGTCACCCATCTGCACCGTCAACTCACGCGTAGTGCGATTCACCTTCCCGGCGATCAACTCGATGTAATCGGTGAACATCAACGTCCGATTCGCGTACACCAAAGTCATGAGGGCGCCGGGGAAGATATCCCGCCCCAACTTGTACGGCCCGTTCTGACCGCGGAACGTCGCAATCGCCGTCGTGTAACCCCGCGAGTTCCACAGCACCGCAATGAACTGGAACAACGCCTCCAAGTTGTACGGAGACGAGTTGGTGGAGGTGAACACCTCAATCGCCGGGTGGTACGGGCCCACATCATTCCGTCGGGCGTAATGCTCAATCAGCTGGAACGCCAGGAACGAATCGTTGAGGAACCCGTCCAACAAATTGCTCGGCACACCGGTGAAGCCGATGACGATCATGATGCAGTCGATGACGTACGCGAAGAACGCATTGATCAAGTCGTTCAACCACTTCGGTGACTTCCCACCGATGATGTGCTGCCACCCAAGAGGGGTGCAGTGCACAATCTCGTACGTCACCAGGGCTGAGCGGTCCTGAACAACATCCCCGTCCTCAGTGACCACCAAATCCGGGGTCACCAACACCGCGTACGGTGGTACGAATTCGATGCCCAACCGTGGTGCGATGTACAAACCTTCGGGGGCGTACTTCCCGTCCGGGTTCAGGAACGGGGACAGGGTGTCACCCAACAGTGAACCCTGCGCGTCAACGATTCCGCGCAACGCCGAATCCAGAATCGTCTTCGTCGGCCCCTCAATCTGGGAGCGGTCCTTCACCGTCATCACATACGTAGGCACTTCGAGGTTCGCCCACTTGTCCGGCTGCGGCATCCCCTCACGCCACAGATACACCCGAACATCCACCCCATACGCCGGGGTGATCTCCTTGATGACTTCCCCGACCGTCGTCATCCGGACGGTCTTCACATACGGCGGCGACGAATCCCGCAGAATCCCCGTACGCACCACATACAACGGCGTTTTCAGGATCGTGGACGGTTTCCCGTCCCGCTTCAACCCCTGCAGCACTGTCCCGAACCACGCCCGCACATCCGGATTCAGCGAGAGAGCGTTGTTGACGAACTCCCACATGCCAGACTGGATCCGCAACGCCTGCTCCGCAGCCATCGCCTCAATCGCCGTACACAACGGGGCTGCGTAGATCGCGTGCGAAAACGGTTGCGCCTGAATAGGGCTCCACCACGACGGCCAAATCACCAGGTAGTTGAGGATGTCGAAGATGCCGACCAGTTCCAGGGTGTGTGTCAGGACGCCGTCCTCGCCCATCTTCTCCCGATGACGTTTGACGTAGAACGCCTCATAGATCCCGGCGGTTTCGATGGTGACACCCACCATCGTCCTGCGGCACGTCCGGAACATCGGAACCAGATGGTGATTCCCCCGCAGCGTCAACGTCGCCTGAGGGGCAAGGTTTCTCGGGATGGTGTACGTCAGTTCGATGAAGTCGCCGATCTTGTCGACGTCTTTCCAGAGCTTGTCGCAGACGGTGAGGTCAACGTCGGTGTCGTCCGCGGTGAACGTCTTAGACAACACCTCGGCGGCTTCGGCTTGCCGGTAGCGGTCACCAGATTCGAGGTCGCGTTTCCACTTCTCGATTTCGTCGTCTGACAGCATTTACGCGCAGCCTGATCTGGCCGCTTCGGCAAACCGAGCGGCAATAATGGTGGCGGCCATCTAAATCGGCAGTTTCCTCAACGGGGTCCCCGCAGCAATGATCCGGGAGTCCGGGTTGCCGCCGGTGATCTTGCACGCCACCTGATACTTCTCAGCCGGCCGGCCCGGGGACTTCGCCGGAATCGGCCGCGTAAACCAACCCTCGATAATCCGGTGCAGATTCCCCTGCGGCGGGACGACACCGAACTCGGAGGCGTTCGCCTGACGGGTCGGGCCGATGTTCTTAATCGGCGCGTACGAATCCAACTCCGCCAACGCTTTGCGGTACTCCAACAATTCAGCCGCGGTGGGTGGTTCGGAGGTGAGGTCGATGATGCGGCGCTGCTGCCCATCCGTGCGGATCTGCACCCGCTGATTCGGCAACAGGGGTCCGATCTTCACCATCTGCTTAGACCCCGGCCCTGATGCAATCTCAAACGTCCCCGGCCCGAACAGGGTGTAGCGGTCCCACATGTCCTGGTCCCCCACATTCACCCGGGTGAGGAATCCGGTAGGGGCGGCGGAGGTCAAATCACCCGCCGACACTTCCCTAATCGATGCGGGGGTTCCTTGGGTGATGAACGCCCCCGCAGCCTGACCGCCCGTCCCCACACCCCGCAGGGACGCACCCATCGCGGACACACCACCCTTGTCCTTCGCAACGAAGATGGTGTCCCCGCCTTTACGGACCCGGAAGATGCGCGGGTTGAAGTTGCCGTCCTTATCCAGGCCACCGCACTCCAACCGATACCTTTCACCCGGCAACGGGGGGAAGGGGTTTGATGCGAACCCGGCCGCGATGTTCGTCTTATGGAAGTTGTTGAACGCCGCGATCTCAATCCACGCACCCGTGATGCGGGCCCGCACCCCGTACCCGTTCCACTCCCCCGAAGAGGTGCGGCCCATGCGTCCCCAGATGTCGTTGGAGGCGCCCCACTCCTGCCACGAATCAAACACGATGCTGCTGACCTGGTTGTCCGTCGACGTGTCGAAATCCCGGTACGGGCCGGCAACGAACTGGCGTGGGGCGGTGAACAACATCCGTGCCGGGTCGTCACGCCACCGCATCGCACCCCGCAGTGTGTACGGGTAGCCACCACCCGGACCCGAGAAGAATAGGGGCCAGTTCGGGCCCATGTTCTTGTCTTCGACGTAATCGACGTCGAAGCTGTCCTTCATCGCGTCATACGGCAGGCGGAACTCATCAACATGGTCGAGGGTGCGCCAGAACCCGCCATCGATCTGCAGATGCAAATCCATCGTCACTGAGCGCTGCTGCCCACCAACATCCCAACCGGTAGCAGAGGGGCGCATGTGGCGGACGTCGGCCCACCACAACCCCATCTCGGGTGTGAACCACGACAACTCAGACGTTTTCGTCTTATCCAGGCAGCCGAGGAGGAGTTGCCGGAGCTGGCGGAGGTGGGCGCCGTCGCGGGCGATCAACCTCACCGGCAGGGTGGTTTCCATCGCATCGTTGACGGCGAACAGGAACGTCGTGCCGTCGGTGCGGGCGCCCTGCTGCCCAACAACCTTCCACTGACCAGCCATACCCTTCGGTGCGGCGTTGATCAGCACACACTCAGGTGATTCGTACTTGTCGGCGATGGCGCCACCACCAGCCATCTCCACGACCACTGACTTGTCGGGCGACTTCAACCGAACCCGTGGATGCGTACCATTCAGAAAGTAGTACGCCCCGTGTGGCAGCACTGGATTCGCAGGAATCCGCACCGTGGAGGCGGTCACTGGCGGCCTGCTGGTGCGTACATGCGGGTCTGCTCAGCCACCATCGCGGCCTGTGTGTTGGCGCTCGTATCCTTTGGTGGCTGCAGGGTGATGTTGTTGACCTGAGAGTTGTCTACGTTTCCGCCCTGCTGTTGGCCACCGGTGGCCTGTTCCATCGGGCCGGGAGGCTTCTTACCGCCCGCCAGGTTCGGCAATGCTGGGGCGGCGCCTGCGAGTCCACCAGCCAGCTTGCCCAGCCACGAGTTGCCGATGCTGCCGCGCGGGTTATCGCCGATGGAGAACGTCTCCATCAGCCCGCTGGCCGCGATGCCGGCGTTCTGTGCGGCGTACCCGATCGTCCGGTTGGCCAACTGGATACCGATCTTCGCCGCGGCACTACTACCGGGGGCCATCATGTCCAGTGCTGAGGTCGCCGCCATGACGCCATCGAGCGGCAGCCCTCCGAGGATGTTGCCGCTGTTGCCGCCCTGAGACGGATACGCCAACCCGCCACCCATCGTCGGAGACGACGCCGCCGCCGCGCCACCGATACCGGGGCCGCCGCCGTAGATTCCTAGCCCCTGGGGCATCCCCGGAGCCATCGGGCCGCCGCCTGTGGGCACAGTCCCCGGGCTGGGCGGTGCGAGCGGGCCGGGCCCCCATCCGGACGAATACGGTTGCGGTTGGAACCACTCAGGGTGCGCGGCGGACGTCGCCGGCCATGCACCTGGGCCCTGCGCCGCCAACACGCGGTCACCGATCGCCATCTGCTGCTGCGGGGTGGCCTGCCACGCCTCCGGGGCGTACTGCCCGCCGCCGAACCCGGTCCACGTTGATGGGGCGAACTGCAACCCACCCGAGAAGCCGTTACCTGTGTTGGCTGACCAGTTACCGGATGCTTCCGCACCGGCGATCGCATTCCACTGATCCGGCGACAAGCCCTGGCTCGGCATTCCCGGCGCGGACACCACCGTGACCGGCACCGGACCACTCGACGCCGCCCCCCCAGTCAGCGGGGAGATGTTGTCCTGGCCGCCCGGCTTATACCAAGCATGCACATGGTCTTGGTGGTCCTGCGTCGGATTGCCGGTATGCCCTGCGGTGTAGTCCTGCGGGGTGAGACCATGCCCGTAGCCGTAGGTTTGGTTGTTGAAGATCGCCCCGTACACGTTGGGGTCAGACAGCACCTGCTGCAACACTTTTTGGCCGGTCGCAAGGTCAGGCACCATGATGTCGACGGCACCGTTCTGATGCTCCCCGTATTGGTCGGCCTGATGGTCCCCGACCTGGAAGCCTTGGCTCTGCCAGAACGGCATCATCACCCGATGCGCGAAATCCTTCGCCGATTCACCCGGGAGTGCTGACGCCGCGATAGACGGATACCCACCGCCGGGCTGCGCGCCATAGCTGTACGTCCCCACATTCTGTGTCGCTGCGATCGCCGCTGGGGTGTACTGGGATCCGAACGCCCCGTTCGCGGCGGCGATACCGATCAGCCCGGACCCCTCGTTTGGGTTGGCCTTCGCAATCAGACCCAACGCCTGCAGGAACGGCGCCGCCAGGATGTTCCCCGCAGCCTTCACGAAGTTCTCGACAATCCCACCCAGGCCCTTGGAGATACCGAAGTCAGCGTCGAGCTTGTTGCCAAACGTGTCGAGATCAGACGACAACTTGTCGTACTGCTTCTGCGCCTGCTTCGCGGCACTCACCCGGGCATCAGTCAGTGCTTGTTCGGCCTGCTGCTGATTCTGTTCGGCCTTCGTGAGATCGTTACGCGCCTTCTGGATATCGTCAGCCTTCGCAATGTTGGACTGAACCAACTGATTGACCCGCGCTTCTTTCTCCGCTACCTCGTGCCGAGCATCATCGAGGCGCGTGGTGGCATTAGCGATCGCAGAAGGCAAGCCCGCCGTGTTGGTGTACTGCAGCGGCAACACCGGAGCCGGCGGCAGGGACGTAGACCCTGACGATTGATCAGCACCCGGAACCATGGGGACCACTGGGACGCGATCGCCATCCGGGGTTCCCGATGCGGTGCCACGATGTTGCCGCTGCGCATCGCCGGCATTCGCAAACCCTGTGCCCAGCGCGTTCTGAGCATCCAAAGCTGCCTTGGCGGCATCCAACTTGGCCTGCGCCGCAGTCCCCGCATCGCCGAATAGATTGGTGTTGAAGAATCCCGGCAGTCCTTGGCTTGCGAACTTGCCGATAGACGTGTCCGCCAACCATGTCTGCAACTTCGACATCGTGTTGTCGATATTGCGGCCCAACAAGTCCCACTGGTCGGTGTGCGCATTGAGCGCCGTGGTGGCGTCCTGCGTCTTCCCCTGCAGGTTCCCCATCGTGGACGCAGCTGTGTCCAGATTGGCAGCCTGGATCGCGACCTTTGCGTCTTCCCACTTCGTCTTATACAAAGCCAGGCCGACGAGTTGCTGTTGCACCGGATCGCTGAGGCTCCGTAGACCTGTGAGGACTTCACCGAACGCTTCCCGGGCAGCAGGGCCGCCCTCAGCAAACTTCTGCGTCAAGATGTCGGCGTTCAACCCCATCGCCTCGAACGCCTGCTTTGTCGACTTCGACCCATCAGCGACGTTGATCGACAACTCTTTCAACGCATCGGCGGCGACATCGGTGTTGCGGACACCGCCGGCCTGCATCTGCGCGATCAACCCGAACGCTTCCTGACCGCTCAGCCCCACGGCGTGCAGGGTGGTGCCGTATTCCTCAGCGGTATCCAGCAGATCATTCGATATGTTCAAGCCCTTTTGCTGCGCAGCAACGATCAAGTCAAACGCCTGCTGATAGTTGTCCACCAGACCGGTCTTGACGAAGTTGCGCGTACCAGCGGCGATTTCCCGCGAATCGGCATCGACGAGTTGCTTGACCGTGTCCATCTGCGATGCGAATTGAGCGAGGTCGGCGTCGCTGGCATTCCGGTTAATCAACCCCGACTGCACGCCGAACTGCAGCGACGTCAGGTTGTCTTGGATGGACTGCCCGAAACCACTGGTCCACGCCTTCGATGCGGCGCTACCGAAAGTGCGCATGGTGGCCTCATCAAGGCCGATCTTGGCCCGGAACTGATCTTGCATGCGCAAGGTGTCCATGCCGGCAGCTATGTTGTCCGCCAGTACCTTTCCGGCCATTGTGCCGATAGCGACTACGCCCGCCACCGCGAGGCCAATCGGGCCTGTGCTAGCGCCGAGCCGCATCAGTGCCGAGGAACTGGCGAATCCTGCCGCGAACTCGTTGGCCATATCGCCACCGGTCTGCCCAGCACCGGAAACGGCACCGCGTAGACCGCCGAGAATCCCCGCGCCCGCACGCTCACCTGACTGGCCGGCGTTCTCGGCGGCCTGCCCATATTCCTTATAGGCCGCGGTGGCCTTCTCGATGGCCTGGATTTCATCCAGCCGCGCGCGCTCAACCTTACGGGCAAGGGATTCCGCGTTCGCGGCGCCCTTCTCGCGTGCGGCATCCAGCTTGCGTTCCTCGCGGGCAACCTTCTCGCTGGCGTCCTGCATGCTCAAATACGCGCGCCGGGCTTTCGTTTCGAGATCATCAAACCCCTTACCCGCGGCTGCGGTGCCCTCGGTCATCTGCTGCCGCATGACGCGCGAAATGTCGCGGGCGCCTTCCTCATACACCCGCTTAGCCCGCGTCATGGTGGCGGTGGCGGCACGCTCATCAAGTTCCGGCTCAACGAGAAGAATCAGCGGGTCCATGCGTGCTCACCACCTCTCACATCCATCCGGCTTCGGCCAGGTCGGGTTCTGTTTGTGCCGAAATATCGGCTTCCGCTTGTTCCTGTTCGGCGCGCAGCTCCGCTATAACGGGGTCGACGATGTAGTACTCGCTCGGGTCGAACCGCACATCGCACTCATCCGTGCTGTGTGCGGCGTGGTACGACGCGCGCATATCGACCTGCTCGTTGTAAGACAGGGCGGCAATCCTGGTCTTGATGTCCCACTGCCCGCCGCGCTCAATGACGCGTTTGCACTCGGACTCTTCGGGCATGTGCTCCAGCAGGTTCAGCAGCCGTCGGGACGACAGATACGGGCCGCCGGTGAGTGGGTTGATTGCCAGGGTGTGCCAGAGCCCGATGTCGAGGTTTTTGTGTTCCAGCAGGTCGTTTTCGATGATGTCGGGCCAGCGCACCCAAACCCACAGTGCCTCAGTTACGAAAGGGGTCGCGCTTGACGCGCTCCTCCATCTGGAGGCTCATCACCCGCCAGTGCACCTGCACCTGACCCGCGACACCACCAGCCTTGAGGAACTGCTCGTAGACGTCCGGAAGCGTGCCGTCCTTCAGGTACGCGGTGCGGGCGGCGACGCCGGCATCATCGCTGTCATCCATCAAAGCGACGCACAGTAATTCGTCTTCGTCGATCAATTGGTCGTTGTACTGCAGCGGCCAGATGGTCTGCTCACGCTTCTTACCGGTGACCGGATCGGCGATCTCCTCTTTTTGGAGATCCTTATTCATGAAGCGCAGGTGTTCGTTGTATCGGCGCTTCATGTCTCGGGGCATGTAGCTCGGGTTGGGGAGGCGCCACGTCTTCCCGCCGCCGAGGTCGAAGTCGACTCCGGCGAATACGCCGAGGAATTCGGCGGCCTGCGCGGCGGCCTTCTCGGGGCTGAGGGCGCGGTCTTCAGTTTCAGACATGTTGGGCTGTTCCTTCCGGGCTGGTTTCGGGCTGCGGAGTTGGTGCCCTGCCGGGGTGGGCGACAGCCCGACGCCCACCCCGGCAGGAGATTTTTTAGGTGACGGTCACCGCGTTCGAGTTCGGGGTCGTACCCACAGCACCGTTGGTGCCCTTCACGTTCGCCCGGAACTTCTTCGAGCCCGTCGCGATACCAGTCAGGGTCAACGTCACCGTCCCACTGGACACGGACACGGTGGCCGGCTCAATCAACGAACCCCACGTGCTGCCATCATCGGTGGAGAACTGAACACCAGCCGGCGCCTCGTCGTAGGACCACGGATCACCCGGGCCGGTCGGCTCCGGGAACGACAACGTCACACCACCCGAACCCGTCGCCGTCGCAGTAGGGGCGGTCGCCGACAACTCGGGCACACCACCGAACGCCGTCCACCCCGCGCCACCCCACCACGTGTACGTGATGACCGGCTGCAACTCACCATCCTGGTAGGCCATGAACCGGCCATCATCCACCGGTAGGTAGGTGAGCTTCGCGCCTTCGGAATCCTTCTTGTCCTGCTTCGACGAACCGATGTCGTCCAGGCGGGCCAACGCCACACCCGTCACCGACCACACCGGCAGACCATTCCAGAACCGCTCCCGCAGGAACAGGAACTGCCGTCCCGGGTTCACACCATTGAGCAGCCGCCCATAACCCGCCGACGTCCAGCCCGGATCCTCCACAAGGCTGTTGCCGTTCTGGTCATACAGGGGAAGGTTGTTCCGCAGCCGCTGATACACCGGATCCGCGGTATCAACCATGGTGAAGCTGAACGGCTCCGTCTCCTCCGTCAACTCAGTGTCGTAGGGGCTGTTGGACTGTTCGATCATGAACCGGTCCTGGGTGATCTTCGGCTCCTGCGACGGGCCGTCACCCTCCTTGAACGCACCCGTCCCGAAGAACCCTTCATTGGCGGTGGTGACGGTCTGATAGATGCCACCGACCTTGCGGCGGGCCACCAAATCCAGGCGGAGAGTGTTGTCCTGCGCGAACGGAGACCAACGCACCGACCCATCCGCGTTGTGCGGGGAAATGTCGGTGGCGGCGCCGCGGGCGTCACGCACCTGCGCGGCCTTGGCCTTACCGCGGCGCAGGAACTCGGGTGCACGGTCATTGAGGCCGGCGCCCTGCCAAGAGCCGCCGGTCAGCGGTCGCAAATCAGGCATAGCTGAACGTCCTTTCAGTGAAGGGGGTAGAACGCCGAAAGGGCATCCGGCGGTGAACGTGGGCTGTGGGGTGCGGCAGGATGCCGCGCCGCGCTACTGGGCGCGGACGAGTGAAAGACCGAGACGGACCTCGGTGATGAAGCGCTCAACGACCGTGTCGGCGCCGTACGGCTCGTGGCGGGCAGCCTCAGTGATTTCTGCCCAATCGCAGTGCACGACACCCCCATCCGGGAGGGTGATGCCGTATCCGGGGTAGTCGACGAGCACCAAAAGCCTGTCATCGGTGGCTTCTGCTGCTGCGGCGGCCAGGGGGTAGGTGGCACCGAAGGTGTGGACCCGCATCAACGGTTCATCCGAGTACACGGTCCGCGGGCCGGAGATGCGCCGCACCGCCCGATACGGCAGCGGCATAGGTACTTGGGCGGACGGGTTCCACAACGCCGACCCCACACCCCTCCCAGCGGGTGATGTGGTGACGATCGGCAGCAGCCAGGCACGCAGGAGTTCCTCGGCGGGAGTGAACGTCTCGTCGAGTGAGAGCGGTGCGGTCACTGGTCCCGGAAATGTTCGACTGTACGGGCCGCCACAGCGAACTCCGGTGTGTCCACGGTGCCGTACTCAATCCACACCGACTTGTAGTCGGTGAACGCCACAGCCACACCAGACACCCCGACGTGCTGGACTTGGATGCCGTCGCGGTAATCACCACCATCTACTGGGGCGACGGGGGCGATGGACCGCGCATATGCGGCCGCTTCGCGGGCCATCACGAGTTTTGCCTCGGTGATGCTTTCGTCTTCCTCGATGTGCTTTTTCATCGCGAGGATGAAGTCGGCGGCCACCGGTCAGTCCTCGGCAGCCTTGCGCCGCCGTGTGGCGGCCTTGTGGGCTTCGGCTGCGCGATTGACCGCCTGAACTTCAGCGCTTCGCGCATCTTCGACACGGTCAGCGATATCCACATCCGCTGCGCCGCGTTCACGCGCTTCTGCAAGCTTCTGCTCTTCGATCGCCACCCTGTTCGCGGCATCACTCATCGACAGGTACAGATTCGCCAAGCGTGGGCCGGTCTTCTCCTCGGCGATGCCTGGCTCGTACGGCTGCAGCGATCCGTTCTCGACTAGGGGGGCGGCCACCTCGTCATCCACCTCAACCGGCTGAACAGGAACCGTCGCATAATGCAACTTCCCCACCACACACGGCCGAACCACACTGTAGTAGCCCATGATTGCCTCCTAGACCCCCTGAATCTCAGACAGGATGGTCACCTTGAACGGGTCGTTGTAATCCTCGAACGACTGCGCGCCGCCGATGATGTGGAACGTACGCCCACCCTCTTTCAACACACCCGTAGACTTCGCCGCCACAGCCGCAGCCTCCGGGGGGGCGGTGGTCTTCCACACCTGCTTAGCGACATCACCGAACATCTCCGACGCCTCCTGAGCACTGAGCGGCCGATGCCGGCACCCCACCACCGGAACCTCGGTTGGGGATGTCACCTCAAACCCGCGGGCGTCGAAAACACCCGTCCCCGTGAGAGTCACGAAGGTTACAGTTTGCGACCCGAATCGGCGACTCATGGCGCAGGAAGAATCCGGAACTGAGCGAACTTGCCAGCCAACTCTTGATCCACAGACAACAAAGCACCGAACCACTCGTACTCTGTGTCATCAATCTTCTTGCGCTTCATATCCGCGTCGTCTCGAATCGACACCTCGGACCGCTCATCAACCAGCCTGATGACGGCTTTACGCCAGTCCGCCGCTTCCGCCTCGGTAAAGCCGTGGGTGACGACTGCGACGATCGCGCCGTCGCGGGCCGTCCAACAACCGAACGGCTTAGTCAACGTCCCACGCCGACGAGACCGATCCAGGGTTGTGACATCCACCGCGACACCAAGTTCAGTGACCGAGGTAACCGAATTCAAACTAAGGGTGGGAAGAGATAACACCTGGCCGCCGGGCCCATCCAACTCGAACACGTCGTCGACCCGGACAGGTGACACATGCCAACCGCAATACCGCCGAGCCGCAACGAGCGCCGCGTCGATGGCGGTCTGCGCCGCAGTGCTACCGCCGAGCCGTGTGACAAGCTCGGCCGGCAGGTCACCCGGTGCTATCTCAGCCATGTCTTAGGAATGCGGGGCGCTGTTACCGTTGCCGAGGACCGCTACAGCCGAAATGCCGGCACCCGACGTCGCACCAGCAGTAGTCGCGACAAGGCGCACATACCGCAGCGTCGGCAGCACCGACACAAGGAACACCGCATTGTCGTCATCGGCCGTAACCGTAGGCAAGCTACCGACCACGCGGGCGGCGGCAGCGAAACCGGATCCGCTCTGGGCCGACTCCTCAACCGTGATCGCCACAGTGCCATCGGTGACGGTTTCGGTCTTCACGATGAACAGGACTTCGCGGTAGTTGTTTCCACCACGGGCGGTATCGATAACTGTTCCGTTCACGGCGGCGTTCGCGGTGCGGACAGCGTAGGGAAGCGCCTCAATGGCGTCCACCTGCGTGTAGAGAGTGCGCATCAGTTGTTCTCCTCAGGTTCAGGTTTGGCGACGGGGCCGGGCTTCGGTGCCGCCTTCTTCGCGGGTGCCTTCTTCGCGGGTACGGCACGCAGCCCGTCAGGACGCGCGACGGCCTGCTCGACAGCGCGGGTAGCCGAACCCTGATCAACCGCGGCGAAATGCTCCCCATGGGTTTTCAAGATCGGATCGTCGTCTTCGGCCTGAAACCCGTTGGGGTAGACCACGTCCTTGTATGCGAATGCGTTGATGCAGCGGAAGCTCATGCATCGACTCCTTTTGTGTGTGGTTGTCTCCCAACAGGGGTGTGGTGGGGCACCCAGGGGTGCCCCACCACCGTGGTCACTAGGTGACGTTCAGCAGGCGGAACGCGGCGTCGTTGACGGAGTCAGAACCGACCCGCCAATAGGTCAGCCAGCCGGACTGACCGGTCGGGCGACCATTCGCCCCGAACGTGTCGGGAATGAACCGCATGGTGGTCCCCAGGCGGTCAACGATGACGAAGTTGGAGAAGTCGCCGTACACCAGGTTGTAGTTCTCCTGCGAGGTGTTGATGGCACCGTCCATCGCCTCAGCAACGTAATCCGGGCGGCCGAGCAGCTCGGACTTCCGGCCCTCCGACAGGTAACCCCACAGCGCCGCACCACCAGCGGTGTCGAAACGCCGCATCAGGTTGTAGGTGGCGCGGTGAGCCAGCCACGACGCATTCGCGGCGAAGCGGGCCGGCAGAGCCGAATCCAACGCGTACACATCCGCAAGAGCGAAGGTGTCCGTGGTGGCCGAGTTGACGATCACCGACGGCGACGAAGCGACCAGGGCCGTGATGATGCCGGTGGGCTCACCCGAACCGGAACCGGTCACGAACGCGACCGACTCGAGGCGGTCCTTCTCGAACGCAACCATGGTCGCGATCTCGTTGGCCAGGGTGGGGGCGTCCGCGGCGACCTCATGGGACACCTGGACGTACGCCTGACCCTTGTACACGGGGATGTTCGGCGAAGCCAGCGACGGCGAATCGTCCGACACCTGAGCCGCTTCCGCGTCCCACGAAGCCGTCACACCAGCCGAAGTGACACCGGTCCAGCTATCACCGGAGACGGTGACCACACGGGAGATCTGACGCACCTGGTTCACCGAACCGTTGGCGGTCAGGATGACGTTGGCGTCGAGCTGCGGAGGAACCAGGAACCCACCAGCGGAGTCAGTCAGCGACATCGCGCGGGAGATGGCGTGCTGCTCTTCACCGGTCAGGGCGGCCATCTGCCCCTCGGAGCGGATGATCTTGGTGAACGCCTCACCGTACAGGGGCGACGTGGCGGCCAGCACCATGTCGACGGTCTTCCCGCCGTCACGCTGCACGAGCTTGGTCAGCACCTCACGGACCTTGTCGTCCGCGAACGGCATCTTCTCGATGCAATCGAGGGCGCGGGACCGCATCTCGGGGCGGTTGCCGGTGCCGTCGTAACGAACCCCGGAAAGATCCCACGGGTTCTTGTACTTGCCGCCGAGATTCACGCGGGCAGGAGCATCCACGACAGCAGCGCCTCGGGTTTCCTCGGCCGGATCCGCAGCCGGAACGGCTGCGGCCGAACGGACCTCATCCAGGGCGGCGTCGTGCTCCTGGTCCAGCCGGTGCGCGTGCACCTCGCGGAACTCGTTGAGCAGCTTCGCCACCAAGGCGCGATCCTCAGCGGTCTTCTCGTTCTTCGCCTTCAACCGCTCCAGTTCATCCTGGATGTCCTTCTCGCGGTGGAGGGCCTGCTGATGCGTCAGTTCGACAGACATGTCACAGTCCTTTCATTGGGGGGGTTGATTCCCGCGCTGTCCTCACGTGGGCGAGCGCTTCCGTGAACAGCCGTTCCTCGGCTGCCCGGATCGTTTCGTCGACCTCATCGGTTGGCGGGTCGGATGGCGGCTCGTGCCCCTCGGCCTCAACTTCGGTGGGGGGCGGCGTGCCGGTGTCCTCATCCGAGTGCTCAACGGCCCCGTCCGGGGTGTCTTGCGGCTCATCGTCGGACTTTTCGCCCTCTTCTTGGGCGTCTACTGCTTCTGCGCGCAGTAGAAGTTCACCGAGCTTTCTGCGCTGCTCGGGCTCGTTCAATCTGGTGGGGTCAATCTCCACAGGGTCCTGCGACCGCACACTTGCGGTGGTGTCGGAGTACGCCGGCCACACAACAGGTCCGACCTCGGCGATCTTCACCTCTTTGAGGGTGCGCAGCAGAATCCCACGGCTCCCCGACCACAAGGCTTCCTCGACATCCTCCGGGCGGACCAGTTTCCCTTCAGCGTCACGCCACTCATCGCGAACCACGGAGAACCGGAACGACATCCCATCAATAGCGCCGGTAGCGATTGCTTCCCGGATCAAGTCGATGAGGAAATGCTGACCAAGGCGGGCCTGCACGAACAGGCCGTTGTCGTCTTCGCGGATGTCCTCGATAACCCCAATCGGGACGGATCCGATCAGGGAATGGTGACCGTGGTCGAACTGAAACTTCGGTGTGCGTTCCCGCAGAGATTTACGGAAGGCCCCCGGGGCGATCTGCTCATCGAAAGTGCCCTCCCAGGAATCGATCCGGGTCGGTGAGTTGAAGACAGCCCCGTACCCTTCGAAGGTGAGGCCGTCCCCGTCGTCGCGGGTTGATGTGAACGGAACAGACCGGCAAACATCATCGCGGGGGGGTGTTTTCGAGGCTTGTGGAGCCGTCATCGTTCCTCCTTAGGAGCATCAGTGCCGGCACGTTGTCATTGGTTTCAGTGGGCGCAGATTTCACTGTCCCGGGCGGTAGCAACTGCACGCTGGTCAGGCCGGAATCGACCAGTAGGTTGATGTCGCCGGAATCGACTGCCTTGACCGCTGATTCCTTCGTGAATCCCTGTGTGACGTAAGAGGCGATAGTGCTGGCCTTCACCGCGGCGATGTTCGCCGCGTCGGCTTCGTCTTCGCGGAGGAACGGAACGTCGCTGGCGTCATACCAGAGCCGCGAGGACCGGTTCGGTGGCGGAACGATCCTCTCCAGCGATCCGGACAGGTTCTGCCACAGCGGGTGCGCAGTGCCGTCAGCAAGCCGGCGGCGGGCCTGTCCATAGTTCGAGTAGGTGGCAGCAGCCAACCCCTCCGATAGACCAACGATGACCGGTGGCACACCAGCCGCCGCGGCGATTCGGGTTTCCCCACCGCCGCGCACTTCCTTGAAATCGATCTCTTTGAGATTCGATCCGACCACCTGAACATCAGCACCCGGGTAGAGCTGCAGTGTCTTGTACGCGTTGCCAACACCGCCGAACTTCGACTGGAATTCCTTGCCCCACTTCTCGACAGCGTCCTGAGTGGCGCCTTGCGGATGCTTGACAACCATGTTCACGGTCGCGCCATTGTCGAAGAATGACCGCTGATGCCGGGTCATGGCATGGTCTGCTTGGATTTCACGCAAGATCGGCGTCAACCACGACATCCCCGTGAACACAGCCAGCGGATCCGGTATCGGCGCGAAGTGCGCAACCTCATCAACAGTGAAAGGGACACCCTCGTTCTGCGAAGCCGCGCCGCCCTCGGTGTAGATGTATCCGGCCTTCACCCAGCCGACCTGCCCGAGGCCGCGCCCGCCCAACCGGGTATCCATCGTCCGGGGCTTCCCGACGATCTGTACCCAGTCTGGGCGCAGGCGCACCAATTCATCACCCTGACGGACCCAATAGGAGTTCCCCGCCAGATCGGCGTCTTGGATCATCCGCGACAGCAAGTCCTGCGTTGTGCCGCCCGGCCACGGCCGCTCCAACACCGACAGGGTTTGATCACCGAACGTCTCAGACGGCTTACCCTTCAGGAACTGCTGAAACTGAAACCGGATACTGGAGAACACCAACTGTCGGACCAGCATGCACGCAAACACCACACCGTTCGTGGCGTACGCTTGACTGGCCAGGCCCTCGAAATTGTTTGCCGGCCGCTCAGTTCCAGTACCCGCCAAGGTCTGCACCAATGACGGTGTCTGATACCCCAACCCGGACTGCATGTACAGGTTCAGCATCTGCCCGTACTCATCCAGGCTCATGCGTTCAGCCGGGGTGGCCCCCTTGAGACGGTTGAGCCAGTTCATCGCTTACCGGCTGGCTCATAGAACAGAAACGCCCCCACCAAACCCAGCACGCCGGCAGCGATGAGACCCCACGCGGCACCAGCCAACAGCACCACACCGGCAATGATCGCCGCCGAGGCAATCACAGCCAATGCAGCCGAAAACTGTAGCGATGTCACGATAGGAATCCCCAAACCTCAACTGTTTCTGGTGTGCCATGCTCGATCAGTCCATGCAGGGCGAGCGTCACCGCCATCAGTTGAGTGATGTCGGAATCCTTGTCCTTACGATCCCAAGCCCACGCATCCGACAAGTCCCGACGCTTCGCCGACGTAGCCGAACGGGTCAACGGTGACGCGCCACGGTGACGCAGGCTCGCCGCCGAATCTGGATCCGCGGTGACCGCGTCATAGAAAGCCCCACACGCCTTCGCTAAATCCGTGGCGTTCGACTTCACAACCTCGACGCCCAAACCCTCAATAGTGGTAATCAACGACGCCGCAGCGGAATGCCCATCAACCACAACCGCGCACGGCTTCCACTGATCGACCAACTCCTTGATGCGATCAGGAATCCACGCCGTTCCAGGGAGCGAGTCGATCGACTTTCCGCGCACCGCCGGCACGATGCCGACGTGGAGCTTTCCGTCCGCGCGCCGACCAACAACCCCAATGGCTGAGGCCGTTCGGTCAATCTTTGTGTACAGGCCGAACGCGACCGGATCGACCGGTTCGGAAAGCGGGTCGGCCAGGTTCGTCCACACATCGGGTTTGATCAGCGCCTCAGAACCGGCATCAGGCTTATCCCACCAACCCGCCCGCTCACGCCCATACTCATCCGGCTTCGTAGCCAATGTGCGCCGCTCATTGCGGATGTACTCGATCGAGATCCGCCGCTCCAACGCCGGATTGGCCTGCCTGATGTACTCGATGTCATCGAGAGCGCACCCCTCAACACCAAGAGCGTGAGTGCACGCCTCATCCAGGCAGGCGTTCTCTTCCGGCTGGGAGCAATACTCCATGTACGCCAACGCCGGATCACCACCGGGACGACCCCGGTCGCGAATCCCGCGCCACACCACCGACTCAGCCAAACCAGCCGACCCGCCATAAACCAATTGCGGATCATCAACCGCAGACAACGTAGGAACCAGTGAACTCAACTGAGACGGCTGCAAGTACATCGCCTCATCGAGGATGACCTTGTTCCCCGTCAGACCACGACCACCGCTCTTGGTTCTGGCCTTGAACTTCAACCTCTGACCGTGCGGGCACGCCTCACTCGGACGCAACTTGATCAACTGCTTGCCGTTGCCCCGCTTGACACCGTCTTCCTTACCGAAATCCGGGTCCAGCCGCTTACTCATCAGCGGCGTCCCCTGGATCAGGTTCACTATGTCATCGAAAGCTTCTTCAGTCGTGTCCATCTCATGCGACGACCACACGACCAACCGTTGATCAGTGATGAACAGCCACCCCAGGGCAGCCATCTTCAACAAGCCAGTTTTCATGTTCTGCCGCGAGCACACGACAGCGAATTCGAACGCCGCAGTCGCAACCTGACCCGACAGCGTGCGTTTTGTCGGGGACAGCGCGAACATTGCGTTCAGCGCCAACTCCTGCTCTGGATCCGGCGCGTAACCCGCCATCACGGCCAGGTCGCACACCTCAGGGCCGAGTGTCTGCGTGTATTCCGGGTGCGTGAAGTACGCCGGCTTAACCAGAGCCGGCCGCAGCAGGTTTGCCACTTACACCGCCCGCTTGGCATCCCGCCGAGCGCGCAACTCATCGATACCGTCCGCAACCGCAGCCACAGACCCCGGGGTGTTCGCCGTAGCGGCAGCCATCACCCGGGACAGCTCCTTCGACAAAGCCGCAATCCCAGTGACCTCACCCGACATCCGCCGAGCCAACGCCAAAGCCTGCTGACCCAGCATCGAATCAAGCTTCCCGGCTGCCTCAAGCTCCACCATGGTCGCCTTCACCAGCGAATTCCCGCCATCACCATCCGGACTCGGCGGCGGCGACATATTCCGCTTGTTACTCCGGCAAGTAGCGCTGCACGTCTTCGCGTCCTTGCGCTTCGCCTCAAAGTCGCGCCCACACACATCGCACACACGTTGCACAGGTCGCTCCTCTCAAGACTTGGTGCACCACAAGGGAATTCATGACGCAGCAGCCCGATCGGGAACCGACTATCCGTGCACAGCTAACCTGGGGAGGGATTCGGATTTCGATTGGCGGTCCCACCTGGGCCGATGCTGGCCTCGCGGGCAACCCACCCCCCGGGCCTCTGACCTGCGGTTATGCTGTCAAGTCTCAGATGGCTGCGGTGGCGCGCTGCGCTGACCTGCGGTTATGTGTCAGTCTACCGAGCGCCTGGCGCACGGTCCAGCAAACTCCTGATGCGCTGCGTGGTTGGCGTTACCAGGTGCGGGAGTCGTCCACGACGGCCATCGCCTTGTGGGTTGAGGTGGCGCGGTTGCAGGCGACGTGCTCTGGTCCCATGTATTTGGTGGGGTCGTTGTCGTCGTGGCCGAGGTCCCACTTGCTGCCTGGTGGGATGTGTTTGGTGCATCGCCAGCAGTAGGCGGTGCCGGCGTCTACGTCGTGTTGGACGCGTGCTCGTCGGGCTTTGTGGTCTCGGCCGTAGTCGGGCATCAGGGTACGCGTGTGAGGAAGAAGATGGCAGCGGTTACTAGTGCTGCTGGCCAAGCCACCGCCACCATAGCCACACCAATAGTGAACAGCGGGATGAAGCTGAGGGCCATGAGTCCTGCCCCGTTGGCGGCGTCGGTGCAGACGGTCCAAGCCATTGCGAGCCAGAGTGCTACGAACGCTACAGCTGCGATGAACAAGTACGTGTTCACGTTCGAATGTCTACTTTGAATCCGGTGACTTGTTCGAGCTTCTTCGCTAAAGCCTTGGCCATGACCTGCCGTATGGATGGCGGTAGGTCAGATGCTTTCAAATGGCCGGGTGGTTGGGGTGGTGTTGGCGGCATGTTCCAGTCATCCACAACACCATCGAACAGGGTGTCCCCGTTCACCTCAACCTTGATATGCGCCATCGCCCTCATTGCCTTGGGTTGAGCAGATGCAGGTCTCGTGGACCGCGTAAGCGCAGGGGCTGCACATCTGCCGTTGACTCGTGGTTGTCAAAGTGGCGGGGTCACCGCAATGGCAACTCTTGAGTGGGTTCAGGTTAGCGCTCATCGAAGAGGGCGCCTGGTCTGGCATTCGAGCCAATACTCAACGTGGGCGGCGAAGCTGGTCGCCCATTCCATCGCCTCGGCCCAGGTCGCATGGATTCCAGTCCACTCGCCGTTGCCGTCGAACGTGTCCCAATTGACGGCGTGCTTGTACAAGCTCCCGTCAGGGCGGCGGCAACGCTGCACACGCCACTTGCCGGTCGCTGGGACCTTAGCCATGGGTGTGTGCTTTCTGTACCTGGTCCGCTTCACACGGGATGATCGGCGAGTCTGAGTCGAAGTTCTCCACGGCCACGCGAAAAGCGGCGGCCCCGCAGCGGAAGCGGAACTGTTTGAACTCGACCCGCTTATGCTCCCGAACCGCGGCCGCAGCCTGCAGATCAGCCAGTTCCCCACTATCCACGAGGGTTACACCGAACCCGTTCTGCAACAGATGGAACAACGCCTGCAAGAACAGCTTCGGCAAATCCATGGTTGGGAGGCCGAGTTCTTCGGCTTCCTCCTCCGTCATCCCATCGGGGAGGATGTTGGGTTGGAAGGTGGGCAGTGACAGCGGGAATGGTGGGGTGTCAGCGTCGCCTGGGTGGACCAGTTCCCCTAGCCGGGGACCGACACGCTCAGCAAGCTCATCAGTGTCCACTACGCGGCTTTCTTGCCAGGCGTTGTCGGCGGCAGGAAGCCGCGCTCACGTGCCCGAGCCACATACGTGGATGCCATGCGTGACTTAACGCCGAAAGCGGCTCCTACAGCCTCTGTGGGGGCGTAGGAGATGTTGGCGCGGTAGACCTCGGCCACCTTCTGGAGGAAGGCGTCTGTCAGCCGGCGCCGCTTAGTTTTCGGCATACCAGGCCGTGTTCCTGCGATGCCGTTTACGACTTTGCTTAGCCACGCCGGTCCCAGGCTGCCACGCGGGTTGTCACCGACGGACAGTGTTTCCATCAGGCCGGGGACGCCTTCCCCTGCGTTTTGGAAGGCGTAGCCGATAGTGCGGTTGGCGAGGTCAATCCCGATGCGAGCAGCCGCGGCAGCACCGGGTGCGAGCGCGTCAAGGCCGTCGAGGTGCTTCTGCCATCCCAGCGGGGTGTAGTGGATGATTTCGAACCGTTCAACCCCAGCGGCCTTCAGGGCTTCCCGTAGGGCTTTCTCGTCGCCGTCTAGGCGGACATGGATCACCGGGTGCCGGTCACTCCACTCCCGGATATCGTCAGCGTCGGTCATGCGTTCTCCCTGGGCTGTAGGGCTTTGACGTTGTCTTCGCGGACCATGACCAACGAGTGCGGCACCAACCTGGCCGACACAGCCCCGTAATCCCAGACGGGGTCTATAGCGATGCGGCACAACACCCAACCATGGTCAGACCGGACCACGACTCCAGCGTGTTCCGGGCCTTCGTACATGACGGTCACGTCATCCCCAGGCCGCATCTCAGTTAACCCTCAACGGGGGTTGAATACTGGTCGGTGCGGGGTTCCGCCGGTTCTCGGCTAAGTGTTTCGGCGTCGTCTTCGACTTGCACCCATGATGCTGGGTCGCCCTCATCCGGCACCCGACACCCCACACTGCACTGCGCGTAACGGACAGCGTCACACGGAACACACACCCTGACATGCTTGAGCGGCATCAGCGCCAGCATGATTCGCATGTAGGAGCCGTCGCAGCGGGCGGATTGCAGCTCAGCCCATGCCAACGTGATACGCACCTTCAACGGCTGCGGCTTGGGGAAAGTGGCCATCGGGACCGCCTACATACGACGAAACACCCCGAACCGGAATGGTGGGGTGTTTCGAGTGGGGGTTGGGCGCGACCGGCTCAAGGCACAAATCTAGCGCGCACCCACCAGTATGCCGTGTTTTGCCCGGAAAGCAAGCCCACATGCTAAACCCGCAACCAGCGTGTCGTCCAGAAGCACCGGGAACCTCGCCTTATGTCAGTTATCTGGGCACGTAGACCCACAGTGGTCCGCTGTCCTTCTGCGAGACCTGCCGCACGTAGGTGAACTCGCCCGGCGGTGTGCCCGCGTGCAGATCGGGGGCGGTCCGAACTGTGTATTCCGCAGGCGGTTCATCGCCCTCAAGTACGCGAATCACACCGTCTGCCGGTCCGCCCATAAATGTCACTTCACAAGCCATCGTTCCATCATTTCCTTTGCTCGTGCGCTACGACGTCAGAGTTCTTCGCCTTGGTCTTGTGGTGACAACACCACCACATGCACCGGGTCCGAATGGAACCGCTCATTGAACCGCTGCACCATCGGACCCAACGAATGATGATTCGTGATCGCCACCCGCACACTCCTCGCCGTGAACTCAGTGATGTAGCGGAACGCTGTCGAATCCGTCACCACCACCATCGTGTCCGGCGCCACCCTAGACAACTTCTCAATCAACTCCGCAGCCGTCACAGCAACAACCTCCTTCTCGGCCTCCTGCCGCAAAGCCGCAGCCAGGATCTGAAACCGCTCAACACCCCACACGTACTGGCAGTGCAAACACTTACAACCCTCATCGGTGAACTGGAGGGCGGGTTGGCGGACGGGCAATCCTCCGGAGTCGGGGCGGTGCACCACTTTCGTGCCGCAGTTCGGGCAGGCGTTGGGCACTGACCACTTCCGGGTGGGGGTGAGGGTGAGATTGATTTTCTGTTTCCACTCACCCAGGGCGGTGGTGATTTGTTGGATGCAGTGGACGTCCTGGGGGCGCCACTTCCGCTCCAACAATCCCCGCATCCGCCCCACACTCGGTGGGACACCAGTGTATTGGGGTTGCCATATTTCGAGGGCGGTGTCGATTTCGTTTTTCACGTCGAACGCGTCCGTCCAGAACGGGGGACGGGATTTAGAGCCGGTTCCGGAGCCGGTTTGGGCTTGCTCCCCCGACACAGCATCGAACAACTGCATGTACAGGGAGGGGGCTTTCATGAGTTTCCCGTCCATCAAGGACAGGACGGGTTCGCAGAGTCCGGCTACAGCGTCTGCGAGTTCCTCCCGGGCTGCGGGGAGGTTGCCGTCCTCATCAACGATCGCCTCAACGGTCACTTAGGCCCTCCCGATATCCAACGCCATCCCCCCGATTTTATCCGCTAAACAACACCCAAAAGGCATCTAGCAATTCAGTCGATGTGCTCCAATTCCCACTCCGGTAAACCCCACTCACCGCAGGGGGTTTCGGGCATCTAGCATTCACCGCTTCGCCCCTTTCTTCAGCGCTTCCCGCACCAACCCACGGCACCGTTCCGCTGCTGCCGCACCGGCACCGTGATCACACACATGACCATTCCAATAACCCCCATCGTCACACCGGGTACAGCGTTCGATGGCTTCGGGGGCGAGGTGCCATGAACGCGCCCGGGGGACTTCCGGGATGAGTTCACCCGGAAGCGGATACCCACACTCGGGGTCGTTGGGGTCACGCATCGGGTCCTCCAAAACTCAAGCGCCAGTGCTCAATAACAGGTACTTATGTCAAGTGCCGCTCGAATGATGCGAAGCGCGGATTGCCCTGCCGTTCCGTCGTCATCGGATTTTCGGCGGCGATAGTGCCGGGGTCGCACACCTGGTGCCACTCGAATACGTCATAGTCCTGGTCATCGGCGTCTTCGCACTTGAAGGGGTACTTGTCCCGAATCAAGACGAGGATCTGCTGTCCCGGCAGAATCGACTTCTTGCACACGTCACAGAGATGCGCGCCGCCTACGTATCCGGCGCTGGCTGCTTGCAAGGTGGCTCTGTCGCTCATTTGTTCAACTCCTGTTGAGTACCGATAAGTCGGCGTTCTGGTGGGTTCATTCGTGGGTCTCCTCTGGCACCGCTAGCGCCGCGCTTACCAGCCGCTGCAACTCCCTGACTTGCTTCTCCAGTTCGCCGATGCGGCCCTGAACCCGCCTCACTTCGGCGACCAGTTCCCAATCCACCTTGTGGTACGGGATACTCATCCGGCTGGCCCCTCCCGTTTCCACTGACCAACCCAACGGCGGGCGATAATCTCCGCGTCCTCTGCATCTGTCGAGTCCAGAACCAAGCCCCTGACCCCGCCAACGCGCCAGGACAGCTCTTGGGTTAGTCCTCCTAGGGCAGCCACCACAGCAGCAGCGGTGTCCTTGCCCCACTCCTCGATGCAATGCGCCAACCACTCGGCTGGTGGCGGATTGCAGGGGTCGTAGTTCGCCATGAACCCTTGCAACCAAGGCTCAAAGTTGGCGCGGAGTACGTCGGCAACCAACCGGACAGCATCAGCGCTCACCGGTACGCCTCGCATTCCGGGTACAGCTGGTCAACCCGGGCTTCCCGCCTGGACCCCTCACCGCGGAACCGGTTAATCCGCCGGCCGTCGGTGAGCACCCACACGATCACGCCGTCGTAGATGCCGTCCCAGCCTCCGTCGATGGCGTAGTCAACGTCATCCGGGTACGACCATGGCGGCCCCGTAGTGGTGTCTGGTGTGTCCTGTAACGAACCCGCATCCGGCGTTTCACTCATCGCCCTCACCCCACCGGTCATCCTCACCACCGGGCCATCCCCAACACAGGTACTGGCGGCCCGCATCAACCAAACCCACCGACCCCGGGGGTAGGCAGTGACGGGTGCCCTTCGCGTGGTCGCCGTCGCGGTGCTTGTCGAACGCGGACAGTCCGGTGAAGGTGTGGTGGCAGGCGCCGCAGTGCGCTGTGCGGAGCCCTCCCCAGCGTTGCGGGCAGCGGCCACAACCGGTCGTTCCCGCCCCGTGTGTGGGCGCGTGGCTGGTTTTCGGGGCCTGACTGGTGGTGTCGGTTGGGTCCACCATTTCGTCACGTGACGCTAGGTCGCTCATTTGGTGGTCTCCTCAGAAAGAACCGCAGCAGCCATCACGTCGGCGGCGAACGACCGCGCTTCCTCTGCAGAGAATCTGGAGTCCTGCACGTAGATCCGAACCCGGCCAGACCCGGGAGTGCACCACACGTCGCCACCACAGAAGTCGCTCACGTCGCCGCTGGCGTCCTCTGGTTGTGGGAGTTGGATTACCGCCACACCAGGCAACGCCGCAAGCACCTCAGCCACATGAGCGTCGTGGTCGCCATCCTCCACAGCCCAGTCGCAGCCCTTGCAGGCTGGAATGTTCAGCAGGAGGCCCTTACGCCACGTGTGATTGATGCGCTTTGAGGTGGGCTTGTGCTTGCGAATTGCCTCCGCCAGCGCCACTTTCCCGTCGCTCATGCGAGCTTTCCCTTCGTGGACCATGGAGCGCGCCCCTGGCGTTCCTGGCTGAATCGAGCAGCACCTCGCGCGCACCAACTCGCCCACGCTGACGCCGAACAGACTCGCGATCGTCTCGATGTCGTGCTTCTCGGCGGGCGTCAACCGCACTCCAACGAGCACGGAGCGCTTCCGTTTCTCGGATCTCGCCTTTGGTTGGTCATTCACCGGAAGCCTCCTTCCGCTAGCGCCGTGATCGCCTCTGCTATTCGGTCAGTCCGGGCTTTCTTCACGGCGCGCCAACACTTCCTCGGCCCCTCCTACGGCGCACCCATCCCTGAACCACCGGACCGGGCATACCCTTCGTCGCGGCCCGCTCCTCATCAGTCAACGCCCGCACCATGTACGCGTGCTCATCATCCGCGAGCTGAAACTTATCCTCAGCCATTGGCGGCCTCCTTGAGGGTTGGATGCTTCGGGCATGGGGTGAGGTCGTCGAGCCGGCCGAACTGGTCGCAATCCGGGCAATCATCGATGGCTTTCCTGGTGGCGCGTCGGCGCGTGAGTTCATCTTCAGCAGCAGCAGCAACGCGCTTAGCTTCGGCTGCGTCCCACGCCTTCTTAGCTTTCCTGGCGTCTCCGCAAGCACCGCACGACGGCGGGATGTCGAGGTGTTGATGGAGTGGGCATTTTTCGGGGGGCGGAACGCTCGCGTGGCCCTGGTGAGATACCTGACTTCCGCCCCCACCAGGTTCCCCGGTTCCCTGTTCCCGGTTCCCCGGTTCCTGCATTCCCCTGTTCCCCTGTTCCCCTGTTCCAGGGGAGGAAGATCCTTCGGTAGGCGCGGAATTTCCGCCACCATCGCCTGAATCTCCGAACCGCAGGTCAGGGAACGAATTTGGGTCGTCCGGCTTCGGGAACTTCCCCGCAGCACGACGCTCCGTTTTCTGGTGCGTATCCCACGACGGGATGGCGTAAAAGAACCGGCCGCGGTTGCCGTAGAACACCACACTGAAGCATCCGCGCACTTCCTTGAGTAGCCTCTGAAGATCCTTCACCGTCAGTTCGTCCTCATCCGGGAAGGCGAACCCCAACAACCCGTACAGGTTCGTTTCCCCGATACCTTCGTCGTTGGCCCACGACCACATCGCCATGTACAGGATCCGCGCCTGGGGGGAAGCCTTCGCCGTATCGGGTGATCGGAAGAACTCCGGCTTGAATGTCCTGATCCTCGCCATCAGGCTGCCGCCTTCTGCCTGATCAGCATCTCGACGTAGGGCCATATTTCGGATGGCATGAGATCGGCTGGGGTCTTGAAGCATTCGACGTATCCGCCGCCGCGGTTACCCAGGTACGGTGTTGCCTCCTGGGGGGTGTCGAATCCTCCCTCGCAGAGGTTCCAGAGAACGTCGTGGCAGATGGTTTCGAGGTCAAATGCCTCGGTGGATGTTGGGAACGGGAACAGCTTGAGGATGTTCGCGCCGCGGACAACGAAGGCTCGGTATCGCTGGAACTCGGTATACCCGATCTTGAAGACGTTGATCTCTGGCCAATGGACCAGATACACGGTGTGTGTTGTGCGCTTGTACCCCATCAGGCACCCCCACCGTTAGCCAACTCAAGCAACACATCGCCATGACACGGCTGATCCAAAGGGCACCAGCAGACCAGGTCCCTTCCGGCAAGTTCGCGGCGGATCGTGTCGTACACGGACTCGCCCTTCCGACCCCACTGTCCATCTCCGAGTGGGGCCCGCCGCAGCATGTCCTTGAAGTCAACGACCGCGAGCCGCCGCCTCTCCGCGTCTGGGATCCGGCGCATGTCATCCGGATCTCGCATTTCTCCGTCCATGTAGTAACTGGGCGGATACTTCCGGTACGACTGCCAATTGAATTCGTTTCCCCACTTGCTCGGGCGGCCTACGTACACGGCCCCTTCGGGCATACGCCAGCCACGGGCTCGCTGGCGTTGTATGCGCTGCGGCATGAATCGGGGACATCCGCACACCGATGACGTTCGCCAAACGCACGTGGGTCCGTGATGGGCTGCGGGATGGGCGCAATCACGGCAGGGCCGCAGCAGATCTTGGTCGTTGCCGCTATGATTCACCGTGTCACCTTCCGCGTTTGGTGGCCGGTCCCGGGCCTGCTAACGACAGGCGCCGGGACACCATCCCCAACCCCACATTCTATTCCAATCACGTTGCGTCTATACGGTTTAGGTTTCCATGCGCTCCTGTGGAGGCGACGCCGGTAACGCCACAACACCAAACCATCAGCACCCATCACACCACCTCGATTTCTCCGATTCGCCACTCACGCGGCCAACTCAACCGCTCGTAGTAATTGCTTGCCAACCCACTGCGTGTACGACGGGGGAATGCTCTCAGCGAGTTCTTCCCGGCTCATCCACTCGATGCCCATCACTTCACGGGCCTTAGCGATAGGCGACACATGCCCGGAAATGGACATGATCGTCCCCGGTTTCCAATGGCCGGCTTTAGAGGCTGGGATGACGTGCTTCGGGTGCTGTGGTGCGGTTATCGGGACGTTGGATTCGAAGAGGCGGTGCCGATACAGTTCCTGCCCGAACATCTGACCGCACAGCATGACCGGATTCCTCAGCGGTGCACCGGGTACGTTCTCGATAACGTACGGGAGACCTGTTTCGAGGAGTAGTTCCCTGACTGGGTCGACAAGGTCTGGATACTTGTTGGCGATCTCGGGGCGGCACTTACTCATCGCGGAATACCGTTGGCACGGCGGGGACGCGTGCACCGCGGCGAACGGCAGTTGGTGCGCGGCGATGAGACTGCCGCGACACCACGCTGAGAGGAAATGGCTAGCGTCGCCTTGGATGAACGTGAAGGGGTAGTTCGGCTGCGGGTTGATGTCGACGCCGACGACGTCGAATCCGGCGCGGTGGTATCCCGCCGCGGCGCCGCCAGCGCCGCAGAACAGGTCCAGTAGGAGTGGTTTCATACGTCCTCGATTCGTCCGTCGTCGGTCAACAACACCCACCCCGACTCCCCCGTGTAAATGTCAAACCGCAACACAGGAACCTTCTCCGGGCTCATCCACGGTCGAACGTGGAAGCCCTCTTCTTCAGCGTCATTCGGGTTGTGCTCGACCCACGAATGACATCCACCAGGGCTGGTTCCGTGGCCGCAGAGCATCACACAATTTTGCGGGGTCCACTGGCCGCCCTGGGACCTTTTAACCCTGTGGTGCAGGGTGAGTCCGCGGACGCGGGCGTGGACGCTGCAGCGTTCGCAGCACCCGCCGGCCCGGTCCTTGACGATCCTCCGGCATGTCGATTCGTTCATGGGTTCACACCCAGGTTGATGTACCGCCAAACACCAGATGGGTGCAGCCCGAAACGCCGCCCGATCTCGATCGTTGACAATCCCTGCGCGTAGAGCTCGCGCATACGCTGCGTTCTACGGTCACGGTCGAATCGCCGATTCTCGGCATGCGCCGCTTTCCACATAGCTCCGAAGGTATTGAACGGCGCCCATGTTCGACGCTCGTGACTGTGGTGGGAGGTGTGTTCCTCCGCGGTCATCTGCACAAGATTCTCAGGGCGGTTATCCGACCGATCCTTGTTCTTATGGTGGACGTGCTCGGCAGTTGTCACAGCACCGTCGAAGACGCGATGCTCATACGTCTCCACGTACTGAGCGACACCGACCTTCCACCGAAGCCGGATGTATCCAGACCCTGTGCTGTAGCGCCGCGGCGGGTGTTGGGGAACGGCTTCTCCGGGTCGCAGTTGCCGGATGGTGTCCTTGAATTGTCTCGTCACTGTGTCCGCCTTCCGCAGCGTTCGCAGCATTGACTAGCCCGTAATCGGAGGGCGGCGCGGGTCTTCCGGGGTATCACCACCACCTCGCACCGATAGCCAAAGTGACAGCGACACCAATAAACGTGACCAGGAACGCCACAGCAGCAGCCTTATCAGTCATCCTCCAGCTCCACCCCTTCAGGAAGCACGTCCCACGCCTCACTGTGAATCAGTTGGCCGTCACACCAGTTATTGCGCGCATCGGCGGCGCTATCGGCCTCGACGATGTAAATCTCCGTTACCCGACCGGTGCAGGTGACTCGGTAAGTTGGCATCATTCCTTGCCTTTCATGAGTTTGTTTTGCCGGTAGTGGTGAACCACCCGATTCAACGGTGTCCCGGTAATCGACCGGCAGGGGATGCCGGGTGGGGCTTTACACACTCCACAGGTGACGGTGAGGCACGCGGCCACAACAGGATCCGCAGGGTCACACCAATCAACCACCGAGAACCACCCCCTATGTCAGGTTGGTGGAGTTAGCGGGTAGGCGTCGAACTCAAGAACGTAATTCAGTCCGGGATGCCCTGGTAGTTCTGTTCTCATGACCACGATTCACGCCCCATGTACCAGTCGCAGCCGCACCCGTTGTAGGCGCACAGAGTGTGACGGCCGCTGGTGATCCGGACGGTGGTCTCATCGAAGTCGTAATCCATGTGTCGACCTTCCATGTGGCCACACACAGGACACACTGACAACTTGGCCTTAAGTGGGGTCGGCATTGATTGACACGTCTGGTGGTACGACAACCCGATACGTCCGCCGAACAGATCGAACACGGCCTCACCGTCGGGTATGACTTCCCCGCACGTCGCGCATTGCTCTTTGCTCATCTCTGTTTCCCTTCACTGATAACCGAGCGTTGTGTCATGAGGCGGCCTGGTCTCTCGCCGCTTCCACCGGCTTCGCATCCAACGCCTGAGCGCGGGCCATCATCGCCTCCTGCACCGTAGGACCGTCCTGCACACCAACATTCAGAACCTCCGCCGCCTTCGCATCACGCCAAACCCTCGTCAACTCATCCTTGGATTCAGCGCGGGCGATGTCGTCGAGGAAGTCCAACACCTTGTCCTGCACTGACGTGAGGTCCCGGACGTGAGCGGTCTTCGGGTCACACTTGAGGATGTCGAAGACCAACTGTTCCAACGTCAAATCCGGCACCCGCCTGGGTTTGTCTTCGCCGGGGACGATGCCGGCATGCACGCTCCTGGCCCCCACAATCAACGGGTGCTCAGTCCTCGACAACCTCACCCATACGGAAGCATCGAAGGCCAGGTTCTTCTGCCCTTCCACCTTCCACGTCCGATTCTTCGTGGGTTGACCGTTCTCCATCGCCACCTGATCCGCGCCGCGGGCAATCATCACCACAATCCCCGGGAACCGCATCAGGATCCGCATCAACTCCTTATGCCGCGCGGTGGCCAGGTTCCACAGATCTGTTGTGATCTGAATCTCCGCTTCGGGGTCCTTCTCCAACTTCTTCCGGTTGACCTCCCGCCTCCTGGCTTTGCTATCGACCCAGTCTTTGAGGTCGTCCCATTCTGCGGTCATCGAATCGATGACCAGGACGACGGGTTTGTCACCGTCCTTCACCGCTTTCGCTGCGACGTCGCGGGCGTCCTCTATCTGCCCGATGATCGACGGCCACGTGCCGTCGTGCTCGATCACCTCGTACCGGGCGCCGGGGATGGACCCGTATTCGTCTGCGGCGCCTTCGGACCAGTCCAGCCACAACGTCCGCCCAACCTTGTCCGATGCGGAGAGGACAGCGGCGGCCCAAGATTTGCCCGCTTTCTCGCTACCTTCAACAAGGATGAGGGGCCACGGAACTGCGCCGGTTGGTGGTCTGGTTTTGAGCGTCATCGCTGTTCCTCCAGAACCCTCGTCAGCATGTCCCGCAGGCCGGTCAGTTCTTCGCGGCTGAACCGGCCAGCCACCCATCCCTGAGTCCTAGATGCATTGGTTTTCTTCAGCTCGAACTCGCGCCCATAGTGGCGGCGGTCGAAATCGTGCTCGCGAAGTTCGATCACCTGCCAGTGATCCTCAGTCTTGTACCCATCGAAGTCGGGGTGAGTAAGATCGCTCATCACTGATATGTAGAGGCCGAGGATGGGTTCACCCCATTGGGTTTGGTACTGGCTCATGGTGTTTCTTTCTCGTGTTTCATGGTTAATTCCAACAGGATTCCCCAACATGCCCGGCAGTGATGCTCAAGGAAGTGGGCTGCAGCTTCTCGTGGGGTGACACCCCCCAACGGGGTATCCCACACTGGTTCCGGTATCCCCTTAAGGGGATGCTCTGGGTCGAACATCAGGCCGCCTTGAACTTGTTGCACCCGCAGCGGGTATAGAAATGCCCCACCTCACGGCAGAATGTTTTGTGAAGACCACACCCAACACACACCCGGCAATACCCCGACCACCGGTGATGACCATCAACCAGATGAGAACAAGTACACAATGGAATCCCCTGTGGTTGTGCCAAATAACGCAGTCTTATGTCAGGCTGTCAACTCGGAGCGATGTAAGGTTCTACCAACCAGGTAGGCACCGATCAGTTGCGAGTCGAATGACGAATACTGCCTGCGTTCCTTGATGCCCATCGACTCCACGACGGCTTGGACCATTGCTATGTAACGTCTCTGATCAGTGCGTTCGTGATACCAAGGCCAGACTGCACCAATGTCAGCATCGTGCGCCGCCTTGGCTGCTGCCTCTATCCAGTTCATTTTTAAGACTCCTTGCTGAATGCCGATAAACGTTGCGCTATGCCGGTGTTTGCATGCGGTTCAGGGTGTTCCGCGCCCACCCCAAATAACAGGTGAAGCGTTGCGCATCCTCTGTGTGGGTTGGGTCGGGGTCCGCCCGGTACGCCGCAGCCTCGGCCTGCAGCTCCGCTAGCAGCAGCCGCATCCGCACCAACTGGGTATCAACATCAACCGGGATAAGAGTCATGCTGTTTTCCTCCTTGCAGAGCACAGTGAGTACAGTTCGTTCGGGACGGGAATGTTGTTGCGGCGCATCGACGCCGCCAGCGAATCCGGCAGCAACCCCAACCGGCGCGGCAACTCCAACAACGGGATACCGATACTGATCGCATCCTCGTACCGCTCCAGAAACGACGCATACCGGTCTCCCAGGTTGGGGGTTTCGTTGGGGTCGTCGATGCAATCCCAACCCAGCGGCGGCGGCCACCCCGACGCGTGGGCGTAGTTGCGGGCACGCACCGACTTCCCCGGCGTCATGCACAACTCGCGGAACAACGCATCGATCGCGCGGGCCTTATCAGCGCGTATCCGTTTGTGCTGCATGGTGTGCCACAACCGTTGAGGCGTCATCTTCAACCGGCGGGCGCACTCGGCCTGTGACCACCCGATCGCCATCAACGCCTGGATCCGGCGGGCCGACCCCAGCGAATCCACCATCCCATCACCATCCACGACGGGGATGGACATGATGGCGGTGTACGTGGCGCGTTGGACTGTTCGGGCGCCACGGATGTAGTACACGCCCTGATCGGTGAGCCCTGCTGCTTGGGCGATGGCCGCCCATGTCCACCCGGCCGCCCGTAAACGGTCCATGTGTGCGCGTACAGGTTGGGCTGGCATGAAACCGGTGTCTGGTGAGGCGATGTAGTGCTTGTAGCACAACCCGGCTCGTTCTACCTTGTAGGGGCATTTCGGCCGGGAGCACTTCACTTCTCACCCCCGGGTACACCCCATTCCAGGCATGCTTGCTTGTACTGGGCGCGCAGGTAGGCGAGTTGTTGGAGGGCTTCGTCCCGCTCCCCCCGAACAAGCCTGTACGCGTTCTCCAAAGCCTCGTTGACCGCCAGCTTGGCCTGCAAGGCGTCGATGATCTCCTGCGATGACGCACCCGTGCCGCACGCTCCGTCGAATGCCAGCATGAGCACATCCACCCATTCCGACAGGTCGTTACCCGAATCGACCACCTCGACCAGTTCCTTGCGGATGTGATCGACAACGCCAGCCAGTCGGGGGTAGGGGCCGAACGTGTTCTCGCTCCATGTCCGCTGCCGGTCGAGATGGGCAGCGTCGATGGCGGCAGCTGGCGGGTCAGGCTCAGGGATATTGGCGCCGTTGAGTTCCAATCCCATCGCCTGCTTGATGTCACGCACGAGGCATCGGGTGGTAACGCTGTTGTACGAGTCGTAGAGGTCGGGATCGCGCAGAACCTCGCGGATGCGGGCCAGCTTCCGTGCGTCGTCGGTGCGGTCGTTCATGGCTTTCCTCCTGGTGATATTTCGTACCGATAAGTGGGCGGTATGCCGTGTTAGGTGCAGATGATTTCGCCGATTGGGTACGGCTCGGTGTCTTCGATGTACTTGATGCACAAGCACCGTTCGCAATGTTTTTCGGGGTGTGCTGGGTGACCACACAAGCAGTCCAGCAACATGTGAAACCAAGGAACACGACTCACGGTGCGGCCTCCAGGTTCTCGGCGTCACCCGTCGGGTGAAGTTGGCATGGAAGCGCGTAATGCTCTCCGTCGCGCTCGACCGGGCACCAGCACGCGTCCTGCCACGTGAGCCTGAACCTGGCCTTGGCCCCTTTCCGCCACCCCTTACGTTCGGGGCGGCTGAATACGCCTTCCATGTCCCATGAGTCGCCGCATTCGAGACAGTGAAAATCCGGCCCATACCAAGGGCTGCGCTCCATACGCACGATGCGGGACTGCCATCCCTTCGGGCACTTGCCGTAGCACTTCCCGATCTGCCGCTGCCGCGCCCCGCCACGGGTTGGCTGGCAGACGATCACCCCGCCATAGCTTGTGCAGCTCATGCGCCGCGCCCTCCAACCTTCATGGTTTCTGGGCAGTACGCTTCCACCGCGGCATCCACCAACACCCCCACCAACGACAACGGCAGTTTGTCCGCCGCAGACGCTGCGGCCGCAACGACATCCCTCCGCGACAACCCAGATAGGAGGGCCTCACAAATCGTGTGCCCCACCTCAATCGCATCCGACGCAGACGTATACGCAATGTGGTTGCGGTCCAACACCATCAGAAACCCGATATCCTCATACGGGCCGGCGTGGGCTGGTGGTATACACGCGGCCAGGGGGAACATCCACATCCCCACCAAGCACACGAAACCGAACGCTGTGCGCATCATCCCTCCCATGGATACCGGCCGCCATACGCCACCGGCCCCCGCGGGCGCGGCCGATCAAGACGCTCGTAGTCGGAGAAGGACTTCCACCCGGTCTCTCCGCGGTCGTCGGCGGTGTGTCCGCAGCACGGGGTCTTCCACATCGAGCAGTCGATGTAGCGGGCGGTCACTTCAACGGTGCCGAGGTCGTAGATGCCTGAGCACCAACGGCAGCGGACGGGCTGCGACATACCTTCGATATGCGTGCTCATGCTGCACCGTCCATGCGGTTGATGAGTTCACCGTCGCCGGCCCACTCCCACAACACATCAAACGACGGCCACACCGGTTCCCCCGAAACCAACGGGGTATCCAGGAAGTCGTAGAGGGCCACCAGGCGGTCCCCGGCCGCGTCAAGTTCATGCGGCCAAAACCACTCCCCCAACCCGCCAACAACGTCATCAATCAACGACTGAAAGCGGGCCTCCAACTCGTCGACACGGACATGGAACTCCAACACCGCGTTACGCTCCACCATCTCCGGCGGGGCCACGAGGGTGGGAAGGTCAGACCACTTCGACTGAAACCCGGGCGGGAATGACGGGATGATCCTCGGCAACTCGATAGTCATTTCACCGGCTCCGCTTCCAGGATGGCGAGGGCCTCAGCGGGCCAGTACGTTCCCGAGCCCCACCCCCCAGTCTGCTTCTTGGGGTCCCATCCAGGGGTGTCCGATTGCCATGTCCAGCAATCGATGATGTCCCCGTCGACATCCAGTTCCGGGATAGCCCAGGTGGATGCCAGGTAGACGTACGTGTCGTCCTCGGGTACAGGTTGGCCGTCGGCGAATATCTCCCCGCCAGTCCATTCCCAGTCGCCGGACAACCCGGCGGACGCATCCTGCGCCCCGCGTTCCGTGATGATCTTGGCGGCTTTTACCCAGTCGAACACACGGACCGGGTTGCCGCGGTTGGCGTCGCCCATTGCGAACGCCGTCATGCTCCGGGACCGCCCCGCATTACGGCGTTACCCGTGGGTCCAGGACCGCCGGCCGGCCCGTGTTCGGGCACAACCTGATCACCGGCTCCAGCACACCCCTTGGCGTTCTTCTCCAAAGCGTGATAGCCGATATCGCGGTTGCATTCAGGGCATTTCATTTCGTCACCTTTCGTTGGATTCGTTGTTCTGCTTGGACCATGTCCATGACCAGCTCGGCTACATGCCCGGCATGCGCCCTCCTGGTTGACTGGGTGAATTCCCCCCAGGCTGTCCAGGACCAGGAACACCCGGTGCAGTACCCGAACATCACCGTGGAGCGTTGATGGAATTGGTGGTAGTCGACGAGTTCCGCGATGTGGTCTAGGAGTTGGTTGGCGTCGCCCCACGGTGGGGACCCGAAGGTCTCGCCCACCGTGGGGCTGGTGTCTGCGGTATCCCCAACCACAGAACCCGAAGCCGCAGCGGCAGTGGCCGCTGCTATCGGAGCGCAATCCAGGAAGTCGTGCATCTGAGGTTCCTTGCCGCCAAGTTGGCAGCCACGGCACCAAGCTCGCCGCTCGGCGTACTTGCGCGCCCCACAGTCGGCTTCGTGGTCGTCTAGGTCGGCTGCCTGAAACGACCGGCAATCACACCCCGGAAAATCCGACGGACCCAACACCTCCTCCTCGGCCTCGGTTTCCTGCAGCCACACCTCAGCCCGTGTCGCTTCCCGCTTCCACGACGGCTCCAACACAGAACGAAACAACCTGCACCACATCAAAACGGCCTGTAATCGGAGTAGGACTCGACGGTCTTGAAGTGCTGCTTGCAGTTAGGGCACGTCGGACCTCTGACATCGCCACGGGCAGCCGCCCGAATTAACGATGGAAGTGCCTTGGAAAGCCACACCTGCCAGCACTTGATGCACTTAAAGAACGGTGGATGTCCCCCAGGCGGGCGTCCCGGGCATGGATGCCCCCAGCTCCGCAACTGCGCTGTGGCACCACAATCCTCGCAGGGAATGTCGTGGTCGAGGAGGTGTTCCAGGTCTGGTGTTGTCTCAACATCACGGTTCATGGTCACCGCCTCCCCCGAATCGAGTCGACGACCGTGGCTATCGACCATCCCACCGCGAGGATGAGGAAGAACGTGGCCACGGGATGTTCGAATACCAACTGCCAGAACGTCATGGTGTCTCCGTTGCGTATTGGGCTGCGTCTTCGGGATTGTGGAAGAACAGGTAGGGGTGCCAGTTCCGTCTAGTTCTGCGGGATAGGACCCATTGGTTGTGTTCCGGTGATATGAGCCATTGCCCGTCACGGGATGTCCAGGAGTAGCCATGACACACCCACAACGCCGGGTTCATTGGATTACTCCTGGGTATAGGTAGGTGTTGTAAACCCAGTAGGCGGTCACCCAGAAGGCGGACGGGCCGTACATCGCCAGCATGTACAGCAGCCGGGTTTTCATCGGGGTCTCCAGAGTTCGTCTGGCCAGGCATCCGGTCCCGGCCAGGTATCACACTTCGATTCCATATCCCGCCACGCCTCCCCAAGAATCCACCGCACGGACAGAGCCAGCGCCGCAGCACCGGCCACAACGAGCGCGGTCATATCTGCCTCCCGTTGCATGCCTTCGCTACCGCAGTCGCCAACACCGAATCCCGTGCAGCAGCCGCAGCTTTCAAAGCGTCGTTCTCGACGGTCAACTCCTCCACCTGTGCCCGCAACGCCATGTTCTCCTGATCCACAACAGCGAAATCCCGGAGAAGGACAGCGTGCTCGGATTGCAGTTCATCCAACCGGCGGAAAGCCCCGGCCGTCGAAAGAGCGTCACTCATCGGACTACCTGCTTCCGGATCAACCCGCACCGCTCACAAACCGCCGTGTCAGCCCGCACCAGATCCACCTTGAAGCGGTGCCCCGATGAATCGATACATGCAGGGAGTTGGACATACATATGGAGGTTGGTTACACCAGAAGCCCACGTATCCGGGGGCGTTGGCTTCGTGCATAACGCCCGTGCAGAAGCACGGCATTCCTTCGTTGGGGCACCTGCTCATTTCGAGGCTTCTTTCTTGCCAGCCTCGTATCCCCGCCGATAGTCTTCGGCTCGGTTCCTCTGTTCGTGCGCGTTCAGCGCAGCCATCACATCGGCGAGGGACCAGTCCGTTGCGTACTCCCGTAGCCGATCCGTGAACACTCCGATGAGGATGTGCCCGTGGGCATCCCGACGCACGAGACTGATTCCGCCATAGCCCGGTTTCAGCCACAGCTCGGATCCCAACTGGACCAGTTCCGTGCTGGTGCTCATGCTTTGTGTCCGTTCTTTGATGTGTATAGGGGTTGTCTGGGTTTAGGCCAGTGCTGAACCTTCGGGCGGGGACGCGCGTGCCAACTCATGACGCCACCAGATAGGCGATGCCCCAACAGATCGCCGCGACGCTGGCGGCAAAGACGACAGCCAGGCCCAACGCCTCGAAGAACGCTTCTGCGTCTTCGTGGATCAAGTACCAGATGAAGGCCAGTATCGGTACCGCCCCCAGCAGTATCGCTGCCACAGCGAGCACGCTCATGATGCACCGCCCCTGTGGTCCCACAGCACAACACCCGCCACCAACACCACCACCGAGACACCCACCCACAACGTCGGAAACCCCGACCGTGTGTGCCCGGACAGCAACTGCACCAACGCACTACCCAACACACACCCCGCCACTACGGCGAGGATGAGTTCGGTGAGGTGGTGTCGGTGATGCCGCCGACAATCACGGGACAGTTGAGCACGCAGATCCTGGACCTGATCGCCGCTCATCACGACGCCCTCGGCTCAATCGTGGGAAGCCGGTCCGCATAGCGGTCCAACTCGCGCCGGTCGATAACCGTCCGGCGACCATCTTTCTTGGCGCACAACACACCAGAAGCAATGAGGCGGTCGATTTCACTGAGCGACTTATCCAGGTAGATACCGGCGTCCTTGCGGGAGAACAGGCGCCGCTTGCTGTCTTCGGCGCTCATGAGCGGGCCGCCTGCCTGCCTAGCCATGCCTCGCCATACCGTGACGTGCCTGGCCATGCGGAACCTCGACTGGCCCCGACAGGACTGGCCTGCCGCGACACGCCACGCCTAGACGGAACGAACCACACCAATCCATGCCAAGTAGTGCCTGCCAAACCATGCCCAGCCACACCAAGCGCATCCATGCCACGCCCTCCCCAGCCTGCCGTTCTCATGAGGCCAGCTCCGCGGCCTCACTGCGCACCCAGGAGATGTAGTCCTCCAGGTGCCCGTACTTGCGTTTCAGGTCAGCGATCTCGCGCTTGAAAGCCTGCTGCAGGATCCTCGTCGCCAACTCGTCCTGGACGATCTCATCGGTCGGGACATACCCCGCCCGCTCCGCTTCCCCTGACTCTCGGAGGGAATGGAACGCCCTGATGTGTTTCCGCTCACCGGTCTTGTTATCAGAGAAGGTGATCCGCACCGACCTGATCAACTCTGCGGCCTGCGTGCGCCGATACGCCTCCCCCGCAACCGCGTCATCCCACTCAAACCGGTGATGTAGTTCCGACGTTTCCGGCCTCGCCTCATCCACAACGATCTGCGGAGTCAGCTCACCGTTCTTCTCATCTGCCGCGCCTTGACATACCTCGCCTGGACAAGCCCTGCCCGACCCGGCCAAACCCGGCCCAGCCTGCCGAGTCATGCTGAAAACCCATCAGCCGCTAGGTCCCACACCCAGACCGGCCACGAGTTGACCTCGCCGTACAACTGGTGCTGAACCGGATTCGGCGCGATACCGCGGCTGCGCCCGATACGACCCGCGCAGCCACCCAGCCGCTTGAGGTACGTCGTGTGCGTCGGCAGGCCATTGATCCGCGCGTACGCCAGTGCCGACAACCAGTCATGGCGGCCCTCAATCGCAGCAAGCCGATCATCGGTGCGCTGCGCGATGGCCTTTGCGTCCGCCGCATCGCGCTGCGCAGCCTCAATCTGATCCAGCGCCGCCCGCAACACGTCGAGCTGATTCATTGCCGGCGCCGCAGCCCGCTGATTGAAGTAGGCGTCGAGAGCCGCCGCGGCTTCCCTCTGGTACGCCACCAATTGCGACCTCGCGTCATCAGCGACACGACGCTCATCGATGGTCGCCAACCACATAGGGATCGTTGAGCGGTCGATGACGGTTGTCTGGTAGTTCTTCCCGTCGCCAGCAGTCATGGTCGTGACTGCCATAACTGCCCATGACCTGCCCTTGAGGCGCTTCAACTGGGCGGAGTAGTCGATACCGAGCGTCTCGCACATCGGCTTCAGCGCCGCCCACTGATTGCCGTTGAACTCAGTGGCCATGAGGTCGTCGGCTCCGGGAACGGGAACACATACCAGTTCGGTGGTCATGCGACAGCCCCCTTCTGCTCAATGGGGCGCTCTAGAACGGAAACGGGCACCTTCAGTGCGACGGCGAGCTTCTTGGTCACGGTGGCGTTAGGCCAGCGGTCTCCGTTCTCCAGCTGGGAGAGATAAGGAGCCGAGATGGTGCTGGCTTTGGAGAGTTCAGCCGAGGACCAACCGGTGCGTTCTCGGATGACGCGAAGCTCCTGCCATACCCCGTAGCTCTTCTTGGACATGTTGCAAACCGTACTGCGAACAAGTGCAAACCGCAAGTGTTTGCGCGAACTTTCTGCCAACATTGCGCTGACCTGCGGTGTTCGATAACTACATCGGCGTGATTGCAAAGAATCCGGCGGGTGCAACGGGTGGACTTTGCACCTGTTCGCAGGCGAACATTGGCGGCGTGGAAGAGGAACGGGTTCGCGAAGACTGGCCATTTGGACCAGCGCTGCGGCGTCACCGCGAAGAAGCTGGTTTGTCGCAGCGCGAAGCCTCCCGGCGGACCGCGACAGTAACCGGCGGCAAGCCGGTCGTGAGTGCCGGCCGCTGGAAGCAGTTGGAAACTGGATGGCAGAAAAACAAGGGCCTATTGATCCCGATCGGCACCACCCCGGCGACGGTGTGCGCCGCAGCGAAGGCCGTTGGCTGGGACCGTGACGAAGCGCTGCAAACCGCTGGCTTCGACGTGGACGCAGACTCCCAGCCCGCACCCACCGACTGGGAGTCCTTTTATGGAGCCCCGCTGTCCCCTGCGGCGCTCAGCATCGAAGGACACCGCCACGTCGCACAGCACACCTGGGAAGCGGCGAGGAACCTTACCGAGGTAGTACTCGAAGACCCGACACCACGCCCCCAATTACTGATCGCAACCAGGCTGGCCATTCATGTCATCAACAGCATGATCGTCCAGCGACTGTTGGAGAGCCCGTACGTCGTCGAGTTGGGTCCAGAACTCCAGAACCTGTATGCCGACCTGATCCACCAAACCGAGAAACTGACAGGAGCTGAAAGCCATGAAGTACCTGCTACTCAAGCCGCGGAATCGCCAGCATCGCCGGAAGGCAACAAAGTCAAGGAGGTGCTAGTCGTCGCGGACCAGGTGGATGACGGAGCCACCATCGACGCCGATGTTGGAACGAAGGCGGATGACCCGGGAGTGGACGGGGCAAAGGACGGCGAGGAGGGCCATGACCTCCCGGGTGCTTAGGTCGTCGTACCGGATCCGGGAGAGCACTTCTTTCAGTTCCCAGCGAACGTGTGCGTCGAGGTTAGCCTCGCCTTCCTCGTCCGGCATGAGTGCGAGCGCTGCTTCGATCTGGCTGCCGTATGGCGCTGGGGGCCTGTCTGATTCGTTCTGGAGCACAGGCGTAGCCCTCCCCTGTAAAGGACTTTCCCCGGCCCACGCAGTGAACTGTAATTGACATCACAGGCAAATTCCAGAAAACGGACGACGCGTGTCCTCAACCTCTGGTAGAGGCTCAGGCTGGCCGCAGGTCAGGCTATAAGCTCGGCCAGATTCGTCAGGGCAGCGCGGGTTTGCGTCTGATCTATGTGGACGTACGCCGCATGCGCAGCAACGGACGACTGACCCATGATCGCCATCCGCACCTCTTCGGGCACACCGGCCGCCTGCAGCATCGTGGCGGTCGAGTGCCGGGCCGAGTGCATCGGAATCGTCATGCCTGGTTCGGTGAGGCCCGCGGCGGTGAGGAGCTGCTGCCATATCTCGTGGTCGTCGGTCGGCGATAGGGGACGCCCGTCTGGGTGATGCCAGACGAGGCCGTGCGGGTTTGGTTCCTGCCGTGCGGCGTGGGTGCGGAGCATCTCCACCAGGCCGGGCAGGAGTGGTACGACGCGCTTGCCGGTGCGGGTCTTCGGGCGCGTCCAGACGAGGGACTTGTAGCACTCGCGGTACTCGAAGCCGTCTTCGAAGTCCCACCGGGATTGCGGGCAGTACGCGGCGCGCTGGCGCTTGGCCCGATTCACCTCACACGGATAGACCCCGTCAGTAGGGTCACCGCACCCGTGGACTTTCTTGAGCTGTTGGAGCTGCCATGAGAAGTCGGCGGTGCCGCGGTCGAGGTCGACACGGCTCCACTCCAAGCCCAGAAGTTCGGCCTGACGGGCGCCGGTGAGGAACGCGGCCGCCCACCTCGTGCCGACCGCCGGACCATCACCTTCAGCATCGATGGCCGCCCGGATGATCGCCCTTGCTTGGTCGACGGTGAAGGCCGACCGTACGGCGGGGAGATGCTTGGGCTTGCGCACTGCCTCGCACACGTTGCGTTCCACCATCCCGTCGATGACGGCGGCCTTCAGCGCCAGCGACAGCACCTGGTGGGCCCGCTGCTTGTTCCGGCCCGTGGCGATCGTTGAAAGCATGGACCGGACATCGATGGGGGTGAGGCGGTCGAGTCGCTTCTTCCCGATGGCCGGGGTGAGATGAAGGCGCACGGCCTCCTCGTAGAACTGATAGGTCTTTGGCCGGACGTGCGGGCCGTGCACCTCAGTGAGCCAGTAAGACAACCACTTACCCACCGTCATCGTGGTGCTGGGGATGACACCCTTGGACACGTTGTCCTTGAGGGCATCGAGTTTGTCTCTGGCTTGCCCGTAGTCCTTGGAGTAGACGCGCTTCTGTCGGCGGGAGCCGTCAGTGGTGGGGATGTCGACGACACCAACCCACATCCCGTCCTTGCGTTTGTAGAGTCCGCCTTCACCGGGTGCGCGACGCTTGGAGGTTGTCGTTTTCGCCAT